GTCGTTTTAAGTGCAATTTAGTGTCTTTATACTACGATAGCGACCAATTTGACCTCCATTTTTGGTGGGAACAACCAAATATTCATTATCCTTGTAACTTATTGTAAAAAACGTGCTAAATACAATGAAGAAGTATTGTATAAATGGCATCGTACGATTCACAACAATTAAGATCAAGAGGATTTAGAGATATAAGTCTGTCTTTTGAACCACATCCAGTTACAAAGGACATAACTATATTGAGAGATACTGCGTGTATTCGTACATCTGTAAATAATATAGTGCAGACCATTCGTGGAGAAAGGTTTTTTGATGAACTTTTTGGATCAAACGTTCGTAGTTCCTTTTTTGAATTTGTTGATTTTGCTGCTTCAGCAAGTATTGAAACAGAAATTCGAGAGGCAATACAAAACTTTGAACCTAGAGTTTCAGAATTGGATGTCACTGTTGATGCCATACCAGATGACAATACTTTTGAAGTAACTCTGGTGTTTAGTTTGATAGGAGAAGCTGCACCAAGACAAAGTTATACATTTCTATTAGAATCAACGAGATAATATGCCTTTTACTAAATTTACAAACTTAGATTTTGATCAAATCAAGAGACAGTTAAAAGATTATTTAAGAGCAAATTCTACTTTTACTGATTTTGATTTTGAAGGATCAAATTTTTCAGTTCTTTTAAACACATTAGCATACAACACTTACATAAATTCGTTTAATGCGAACATGGTAGTTAATGAATCTTTTTTAGATTCTGCAACTTTAAGAGAAAATGTTGTATCTTTAGCAAGAGGAATAGGTTATGTACCTCGTTCTAGAACTGCTGCAAGAGCAAGTATAAGACTAGATGTAGAATGTTCTGCAAGTTTACCAACATTAACACTTGAAGCAAGAGGACCTGTGTGTGTTGGTGCAACAGATGATAGTTCTTATATATTTTCAATACCAGAACCAATCACTACAACAGTAGTAGATGGTAAAGCAACCTTTGGAACACTTGAGGATCCAGTTTTAATATATCAAGGAGCAGTTTTAAAGAAGAAATTTACGGTAGATGGTAGTTTAGATCAACGTTTTTTACTTGATAATTCATTTATAGACATACAAACTATTGTTGTTAAGGTAAAAGGTGTAGGAGAGACAGGAACTGGTAGGGAATATTCACTTGTTGATAATATTATTGGTGTTGATAGCGATTCAGAAATATTTTTAATACAAGAAGTACAGGATGAAAAGTATGAGTTGCTCTTTGGAGATGGTATTTTTGGTAAAAAATTAGAAAATGGCACACAAATTACCGTAACTTACATAATCACAGACGGATCAGCTGGTAATGGTGCTAGTCTTTTTTCCTTTGCAGGTACATTTAGAGACAATTTAAACAATCCTGTTACTGTATCTTCGGTAGATTTAACTACATTTACTAAAAGTACAAGTGGAACGGATATTGAACCAATTGAATCGGTTAAATATTTTGCTCCAAGACTATATGCTGCACAGTTTAGAGCAGTTACAGCAAGAGATTATGAGGCAATTATACAAAATATCTACCCAAATACTGAATCTATATCAGTTGTTGGTGGAGAAGAATTAGATCCACCAGAGTTTGGTACTGTTAGAATTAGTATCAAACCAAAAAATGGCGATTTTGTGTCTGATTTTGATAAAGATTTTATTTTAAGTAAGTTAAAAAGTTATTCATTAACAGGAATTAACCAAAAACTTGTTGATATTAAAATTCTTTATGTGGAAATAGATTCTTCAGTATATTATAACTCATCTCAGATTTCAAATATTGATAGTTTAAAGACAAATGTTACAAATGCTCTCCAATCTTACTCAGATTCTGTAGATTTAAGTAAATTTGGTGGAAGATTTAAATATAGTAAGGTTTTAAACGTAATTGATGATGTAGATCGTTCTATAACTTCTAATATTACTAGAGTTAGAGTTAGGAGAAACCTAAGAGCACTCATAAATCAAGAAGCACAGTATGAATTATGTTTTGGTAATAAATTTCATGTTAATCCTGCAGGATTTAACATAAAAAGCACTGGATTTAAAATTATTAATGAACCAGATATTGTTTATCTAACAGATATTCCAAATGCAGATGGAATGAAAGGTGTTCTCTCAATTGTTAAACCTATTGAAGAGACTGGAGAAAATAGAGTTGTTATTAAGTCTGCGGGTATCGTTGATTATGTAAAAGGAGAAGTTATTTTATCTACAACCTTAATTACAGAAACCGTTGTAGCAAATGATGTAATTGAAATTCAAGCATTCCCAGAATCAAATGATGTGGTGGGATTAAAGGATCTATATCTTGAGTTTGATGTTTCAAAAAGTACGATAAATATGGTTAGAGACACTATATCTTCAGGTGAGAAGATTTCAGGAGTTGGATTTAAAGTAACGTCTAGTTATAGCAATGGAGAGCTAAAAAGAGGGTAAAATATGATACAAACTGGTATCGAATCGAGAGTAAAGGTTCACCAACTGATAGAGGGACAATTACCTGAGTTTATTCGTAGTCAAAGTCCCAAAACAATAGATTTCCTTCAACAATACTACCTTTCTCAGGAGTATCAGGGAGGACCTGTTGATTTAGTTGATAATCTTGATCAATATTTAAGTCTTGACCAATTAACACCACAAGTTGTTGTAGGTGTTACTTCTCTTACTACCGCTGCATCTTCAACAGATGGTGTAATTGAAGTTGTAGATACTAGAGGATTCCCTAATGAATATGGTCTTCTAAAAATTGATGATGAAATAATAACTTATACTGGTTTAACTACTAATACATTTACAGGATGTGTACGTGGTTTCAGTGGAATAACTTCATATCATAGTCTAACAAATTCAGAAGAACTTGTATTTAATACATCAACTGCTGCAAATCATGATAATGAATCACCAGTACAAAATTTAAGTTCTCTATTTTTAAAAGAATTTTATAAAAAAATAAAATTCTCTCTTGCACCTGGTTTAGAAGATGTTGATTTTGTCCCAGAATTAGATGCAGGTAATTTTATAAAAGAAGCAAGAACTTTTTATCAAGCAAAAGGTACAGAGGAATCATTTAAAATACTCTACAGAGTTCTATTTGGAGTAACACCATCTATTATTGATCTAGAGAAATTTTTATTAAAACCTTCAGATGCTGAATTTGTTAGAAGAGAAATTGTATTAGTAGAAAGATTATCAGGAGATGTTAATCAGTTAGTAGGACAGACAATATACAGTAAATCTAATCCTAGAACAAAAGCAGCAATATCTGAAATTGAAATAGTAACCCGAAATAATAAAACCTACTATAAATTAGCACTATTCATTGGTTATAGTAATCAGGATCTCATAGAAGGAGAGTTTGAAGTAACTCCAAATACAAAATCAATAACTAATGTTTCAGCTGGATCATCAGTAATTACAGTTGATTCTACTGTAGGATTTCCTGCAACTGGTACTATTCTTAGTGGTATTAATACTATAACTTATACTGATAAAACTCTAAATCAATTTTTAAATTGTTCTGGAATTAATGCTGATATTACTGCAACTGATGACATTAGATCTGATGAAATTATATTTGGTTATGAAAATGGAGACTTTACAAAACCAGTTAATTTAAGGGTAGCAGGAATAATATCTAATTTAGATTTAGCAAGAGATGCAGGTCTCTCATTAGCTAATGAAAAAATTTCAATTAAAGAATTAGGAGATGTAATTGAAAATCCAGTATCTGCTGCTGAAAAGACAAATAAACAAAGATTTGCTAATTCATGGATTTATAATACTAGTTCTACTTTTGAATGTTCTGGTATTGATACAAGTGCAAAACAGTTTACTTTAAAATCTTCAATTGATAAAGCAAGTTTAAAAATAAATGATCGTGTTAATATCATAAACGATATTAATAAGAAAGTACAATTAGAAAATGCTAAAGTTACTGCTATTGATTTTAATGATAAGCAAGTAACATTAGATTATACTGGATTTAGCACTGATACAAGCATTCCACATTCCCTTAGAAGGGTACCAAAGAAGTCTACAAGTAAATTTGTACCTCTACAATATTCAGACTTATTTGCGGACGTACAGAACGTTTACAGCGAAGATCTCGACTTTGGATTTTATGGCGAAGAGTTTATGTATGTTGCATCTAACTCTCTTCCATCTTATACATTTAGACAAGATACTATACCATCAACACCATCTATAGTGGTTGGAACTGCTATAACATTCATTGGTGCAGGAACAACTGAAAGTAATGCTTTACAGACAGAAACAGGAGAATTAGCATATTCTATTATAAACTTCCCTACAAATGTTCCATTTTTAACTGGCGATGAAGTTGTATATGAACCAGAAAGCACAGCAATTACAGGATTAGATACAGGTAAATCATATTATGTTAGAGTATTACCTAATAAACACCAAATTAAGTTATATGCTTCTAATTCTTTCATTCAAGGGGACTTAAATCTTGAATTTGAACCATTACTTGTTGGAATTGGAGGAAAACATACATTTACTCTAAGATCCGTATATCAAAAACAAATACAACCACAGAAACTTCTTAGAAAATTTCCATTAATACCTAGAGAGAATGATGGATTAGATACCACTACAGAAACCGTTGGTATGTTGATAAATGGTGTTGAAATTAAGAATTACAAATCTCAAGATAAAATATATTCAGGTCCTTTAGTCTCTGCAAACGTCTTAAATTCAGGAACTGGATATGATGTGATAAATCCACCTGTAATTGAAGTTGCAAATACAGGATCTGGAACAACAGCACTCGTAAGACCAGTTCTTAGTGGATCTGTTGAAAAAATATTAGTAGATCCTCAAACAAGAGAATTGGATAAAGTTATTTCTGTCAGTATAACTGGTGGAGGTCCTGGTAATGGTGTTGCTTTAGAACCAGTGGTTGAAGATAGTTTTCTAAGTGCTAGTTTTGATGCTAGATTATTGACGTTTGGTGGTGGTATAGGAGAATCTGCAGAAACTATTAC